TAGACTGAAAAGTCCTGAGAAGATATACCATGCGTTGAAAAGTTATGCTGAGACGAACGGTAAATGGGAGAATGATGTTTACGTTCCCAATGATCCTGAAGAGCTGGTGGTACCGATCTTTGATCACATATCACTTCTTCAACCCGGCAAGGGAGAATCATTGATGGATGCGATAAACAGATTCTCTTCAAACTTTCTTGTCGATCTCAGGAATACTTACGGAATGTCCCCTATTGTGGTGCAACAGCAGTCCTCTGATAAGGAGAAGCAGGTCTATACCACATCAGGTTCTTCTGTGGAATCAAAGTTGGAGCCGTCACTGGACGGCCTGGCCGACAATAAGAAGACACAGAGGGATGCGGACATGGTGATAGGACTGTTTGCACCTAACAGATATGAGATACCTCAGCACAGAGGTTACAATATCCGTAAGATGCAGGACTTCTATCGATCCATCTCAGTTCTCAAGAACAGGTATGGGGCTTCAAATCTGAGAGTAGGGACGTTCTTTGACGGTTGCGTAGGTGACTTCGTAGAACTGCCCAATGTATCAGATGAAGTACAGATGAGTAGAGTTTTCAATTTAATAGAAACACTTAATGAGTGAAATTATCCTGCCAAGGGAGAAGGTAAAGGCCACCCAGGTGAATCCTAGAAGGCTTGTGCTATATGCACCTCCCAAAATGGGGAAGACCACACTTGTATCAATGTTGGGCAACTGTCTGATACTTGATCTGGAGAACGGTTCTGACTTCGTTGATGCCATGAAACTGAAGGCGAACAGCGTAGATGAGATCCGTCAGATCATGGACAAGATAGATGAAGCCGGAAAACCCTATGACTATATAGCCATAGACACGGTGACCAAACTTGAGGAGATGGTACTTCCACTTGCCCTCAAGTTGTACAAGAACACACCTATGGGTAAGAACTTCAAGGGTGATGATGTCAGAAAGTTACCTAACGGTGCAGGTTATCTGTATCTGCGTGAGGCCTTTTCAAAGGTGATAGCACGGATAGAGAAGAGTGCATCAAAGGGTATAATCCTGATAGGTCACCTGAAGGAGAAGATGCTCGGTAAGGAAGGTAAAGAGGTGAATGCAAAGGACATCAACCTTACAGGACAGAACAAGAACATTGTCTGTGCTGATGCAGATGCCATCGGATACCTGTACCGGGACAAGAACAAGACCATTCTCAACTTCTCATCATCTGAGGAAGTGCTCTGCGGATCCCGATCTGCACACCTTAAAGGTAAAAGCATCATACTCGGTGAAGAGGTTGATGGTAATTTGGTATCCCACTGGGATGAAGTATATTTAACTAATCAGTAAAACTGATAAAAATGAAGATCGATAATAGATCAAATGACGAAGGTGGATCAAGAAAATTGTACACCGGCATTGCTAACATGAAAGTAGTAGCGATCAATCCTACAATGTCTGAGCTCACTGATCTTGGATACAATCCACAACAGGAACCTGAGTACATCTCAGTGACACCTGAAGGCCATGCCAAGGTAGTGATCGATTTCTTCCTCAAGCATGAGGAGACAGGACTTCTTGCAAAGAGAAGATTCTGGTTGGAGAACCGTGATCGTGATACCCGTGCCGGTGATAAGAAAGAGTACATCAATAACTACGGACAGACAACATTCGTAGAAAGCATTGATGCTCTTCAGCAGTGGTTCGGTAAAGAGGGTGCACGTCCTTCCAAGGTAGGTGAGGGACAGCTCATCAACTTCATTGCAGCTTGGGCCAATGTGAATCCTTATGCAGATGCAGCAGGTAACAGAGGTCTTTGCTACTTCGAGGACGTGTCCAAGTTGTTCACCAATGATCTGAGTGAGATCCGTGAGATCTTTGATCAGATCAAGGATGACAATGAGGTAAAGGTGTTACTCAATGTAATTACCACTGAAGACGGTAAGACCTATCAGGATGTTTACATGCATCACTTTGATAGAGCAGCTTCCAAGTCTACCAAGGCATGGGAGAACGCACTTGCCAATGACTACACTCAGTGTAAAGGTAACTACCAGAACTCCCTTGAGTTCAAGGAGTACGTTCCTAAACCAGTGGAAACCACTGATACTCCAGACTCTGTGATCCCAGAGCCTGAGACAGAGGCACCTTGGTAAGATGTTCCAGACAAGGAATGCGGAAGTACCATTAAGGATAGATATCCTTGAGGAGTACAGTGAGCTGCAGATATACAGACACTACTTTCCTGACATTCCTATAGGTGAGTTGACATCCTCTCCGTTCAGAGAGGATAAGAATCCTTCATTCATAATAAGGGTGAAGGATGATCACACCTATTATCATGACTATGCATTGGGAGAGACGGGGGATGTTATATCCTTCGTCTCCAATGTATATCCTGAACTGGACCGTGATGAACTGCTGTTACAGATAACAAAGGATCTTGATACCGGTGAAGTACCTGACGTCACATATGTGAGAAAGAATCCCATAAAGAGGGATCTGAAGATAAAACGCAGGGAATATACTAAAGGAGATCTGGCATTCTGGGATCAGTACGGTATCACACAAAGGACTCTGAAACTGTTCAGGGTCAGCCCCATTTCATATTACTGGATAAACGACACGAGGTTCACATGTGAAGAGCCTGCATATGCCTATGATCTCGGTGGAGAGTACAAGGTGTACAGACCTACCAAGGAGGATTACAGGTTCATAGCAGGTGGTGTCAAGATACAGGGTATAGATCTGTTACCACGCACACACGACATTCTGATCATTCAGAAATCATACAAGGACGTGATGCTGTGCTATGAGTTCGGATATCCTGCAATGGCACCGCAGAGTGAGACGTGTCCGATACCTTCTGATATAATGGAGGACATGAAACAAAGATTCAAACGTATTGTCATACTCTATGATAACGATGATGCTGGCATAAAGGCCGCAACACAACTGTCAGAACAGTATGATCTTGAGAAAATATTCCTTACTGAGGCAAAAGATCTTTCAGATCATGTATTTTTGCATGGCAAGGAGTATACCAAGAATACGTTAAAAGAACTGTTGAATGAACAACAATAGAAGAAGGGGTAATAAATGGGAACTGGATTGCATAGCCATCTTGAAGGATATCTTTCCTGATGCTGTAAGCTCAAGGGCTGAGAGCAGGGCGAGAGATGCTGCCAAGGTGGACATATGTCATACAGGTGAGTTTAATTTCCAATGTAAGAATTTATCAAAGAAGGTAAATTACGATGAGATACTGGCAGAGATGCCGGACGAGGGGAAGATCAATGTCATACTCAGTAAGTTGACAGAGAAGAAAGGTAAGCGCTTCTATGAGAAGGGCAGATTCGTAATGCTCGATATGATGGATTTTGTAAGGATTCTAAATGGATACATTGAGAATAGCAAACCTCGGTCTTGATAGGGATGTTCTGGAATATCTGGAGTCAAGGCTCGGGAAGAATGCATCTTTTACACTGGCACGTAATTATCTGGAGGACATGATGACAGAGTATTCACTCAATATCATGGTACCTGAACCGGATGAGATGGTGATCCAGTTGATAAAGGATCATTATACACTAAGTACATATTATTCACAACTCATACAAAAATTTGAAGAAAATGAGAACGATCACAGTAAAAACAGGAAGCGGAGTACAGAGCTATCAGTCTAATGCAACAACCTTGGCAGAACTTTCTGCAGAAACAGGAGTTGACTTTACAGGTCAGTCAGTAATTGCCAAGGAGGCAAGACTGATGATGGATGATCTGAGTACACCGTTACCTACAGGGAATATCACCCTCGTTGCCAGCGCTTCCCGTATGAAGGCAGGCGCTTAAAATGAAAGGAGAGAGAGGCGAAAGCCTCTCTTTCTTTTTCTTATTCACTAACTATAAATAAATATACCATGGTGATAACACAGGCCGTCACGGCCGGATCCATAAAAGAATGTGCTCTGCATTTCTTTGATCATGTGGAAGTATCCTCCAATTTTGTGTACATACTGTTTCCGGAGCTTACAGTTACCAATGAGCTGGATCTCAGTATAGACATACAGGATCTTGTAGTAAAGTTGGAGTACAGTATACTCAGGGACAATAAGGTCATGTTTGAAAACATGCAGGGACTGCGTATACAGACCGATCTTACTCAGTTTCTGGGATATTATTCCCACTCCCATCTTCCTAAATTCGGACTTGATGACTTTAACAGATTCTGTCTTGGAAGTGATACTCCTATGAAAGCTGCTTTGGATACTACAGAAGTTGACATGGATGTTGTATTCGGTCTTGTGAACTCATTCGTACGTAATGAATCAGTAGCAGGAGTACCTCATGTAAAACTGGATACTGTACTGGACCTGAACAATGTATTGTCACATCTCTTAAAAAGTAAGGTCCCTACCATACGTCACATATCAAGTATTGCAAAGGATATGTTGGAGAATGGTAATCTTTCCTATCAGTATGTGTCTGACGGTATTCTTCCTAGAATAAAGATACGGTCAGGAGATGATGAGAGGTTGCTGAGACTTTTAGTGGACAATGGACTGGGAACAGACATGTCCTCTTATAGTATGTTACAGCTCATGCAAAAGATACACTTATCTGTTCGGGAAGAGGATGGAGAGTATCATCTCGGTCTTTTGAATCCCTTTACCATTGACGGTGTGACAATTGACAGAAAACATATAATCCCTACTGAGGAGGAACTGTCCCACATCAGAGACAATGTGAGTTCAGGGGCTGAAGATGTAAAAAAGGCCTACAAGTATTTAGAAACATTCTTAAATAAATATCTTAATCTATGAAACACTTTGAAATGCCCCAAGGTTATACCTTGATGATCAGCCCATCGCTGATGAATGAGATAGCGTATCTTCATTCAAAGAATGACAATAAGGAATGGTGCGGTGTACTGTTCTACGAAGAAGTATCAGGATCCATCTTTACAGATGATCTTGTGCTACGTGCAAAACACATCTATCTTCTTGACATAGGAAGTTCTGCATATACAGAAGGCTCCATTGATCTTGAACTCCTTGATTTCTTTGAAGAGGTTCCTGAAGCTGAAGACATGAAACGTGGATTCATTCACACTCATCATGGTATGAAAGCATACTTCTCAGGAACTGACATGTCTGAGCTGTATGACAATACCAAGTACTATGATTACTATCTGTCCCTCATAGTCAACCATGCTACCCTGTTTGTTACCAAGATAGGCATGGAGGCTGAGATAGGAGTGACAGGAACTGCATTTAAAATAGAGAACCCACCTATTCTTACATTCGATGGTAAGGTGGAGTTTGATATTCCTGTCAACCTTGCAGCAAGACAGTTCAAGCTGTCAAAGCCTGTGGTACAGGGATATCAGAGTTCAAGACAGTTGTACAAGGACACTCCGTTCGAGGATCATATCTCTCCTAACCAGATGACCATCTTTGATGTGCCTGGAGTGGAGTCTGAGTTTGATAAATATCCGGAGCATATGTACAGCATCAATGCCTTTACTGCAGTACGTAAGTTGATAGGTCTGCCGATAAGTAAGGAGTTTACAAAGGAAAATATCATAAATGCGTTGAAACCCTTTGAAGCTTTTTCTGAAGAAACAAAGCGGGCCATCATTGATACTGAGATAGAGCATTCTATCGGTCTTATTTTACAAGAGGTCTATGGTACTCAGGAAGAGGATGTGGTTTTAGGATGTAATGAGATCTATAACGTGATGGCGGATTATTTTCCAGAAGACAGAGAGCTCAAGGATCATCCGTTCGTACAAGAAGTGATAAATACACTTTTTGAAGAAATAGGAGTATTGACCATGTAATTACAGTAACTTATAATAAAATCATATAAAATGAATGATACACGTTATGGTAGATTCAAGGACAGCCCATGGTTCGGTAAATCCCTCCCTCCTATTATTGTAGGAGGTGCGGGCGGTATCGGATCATGGTTCATGATCCTTCTGATGCGTACAGGAGATCATCAGGTAATGCTGATGGATCCTGATATTGTAGAGGAGAGCAATCTTGCAGGTCAGTTCTACACTGAAGCTGATATAGGTAAAACAAAGGTGGCTGCTGTCTCTGATCATGTTGATAGGATGTGCGGTAATAAGCCTGGGCTGTTTTACAATACTGAAAGATATCTTCCAGGATCTGAGGCTACTCCCATCATGGTCTCATGTTTTGATAACATGCAGGCCAGACAGGACATGTTCGCCAACTGGGAGAAGCAGGACAACCCTAAGCTCTTTATAGATGGTAGGATGAATGCTGAGGCGTTTCAGTTATTTGCAGTGACCCCTAAGAATGCAGAGAGGTATAAAGAACATCTGTATGATGATTCTTCTGTACCAGATCTTGCATGCAGTTACAAGGCAACTTCTCACACTGCAGCCATGCTTGCAGGTAAGATGGTAGCTGTTCTGAACAACTGGATATGCATTGATCATGGATCTGATGCGACCAGGGAGTTGCCTTTCTTCATAAAGTATGATCTTTCAATGATGATGGAAACCGTAGAGTTATGAGAATAATACACAATAAAAGCAATAAGAAGGTGATACGGTCCATGCCGGTCACAGGTTGGCCTGTAGAACATAGAGTGATTGATGGTTATATCTATGGATTCTCAAACTCAGTACCTCTGTTTGAGATGAAGTACAACACTTCAGCTAGATTCATTCCTCTTGATGCCATTATTCAAGGGTCAAGCTCCATAAGCTGTAAGATCATACACAGTTATGGAAAGAAACGTAAGGATATAATGGATCTTGTAAATGATCATGTGGGAAATGATGTTGCCAACTATATGATGAGCAGTAGAGCTCCTTATGATGATACTCTGTTCCTTAAGGATGGGGTCATGTACAGACATAAGGATGATGTTGTTATCCCACTGTTCGGATTATTCATAAAGAACAATACTACGAACAGGATATCCATTAAGAAGGATGTTGCCATCAACGCTGCAATAGGTAGCTCTGTCATCAATGTTCCGCATGACTCAGTACTGTATGTTCATCCGCTATGCCTTACAAAAGGTACAAAGGAGGAGTATACTTTCGGACCACATGTGAGAAAATTGAAAAAGACCTTTGAAAGACTTGAGTATTCTGAGGATCTGAGTATATTTGACGACATGTTCGATCACAGGATCAAGGCCCCTAAGGGATTTGGCGAGTTTGAACAGTTCAACAGTAAAGTAAATACACACTTAAAACAACTAATAAATGAAATCTATGAATGAACAGGAGTACAGAAATGCAGAGGGTATATCAAGGTCACTTCTCAGTGACTTTGATGATCACCCCATGAATGTGAAAGAACCCAGAGAAAGTGTAGAATCAGATGCATTCCGTATAGGGAGTGCATTTGACGCTCTGATGTTCCAGACACCGGATGAATGGAATGAGAGATACTATGTATCGACTGCAACTCCTCCTACAGGAATGATGGTAGGTATGGTAGAGGCTGCAATAAACATCAAACTTGCAGATCCTTTTGGAGATGTTGATGTTGCAGATCTTGCGTTTGAAGCCTCTGACTACAAGCCTTCCTATAAGAAGACCGCACTTACTCAGTTTGAGACCTTCAGTGACTACATCAACGAAAGATGTGAGAATGATGGTAAGGTCTGTATTTCTCAGGAAGAGTATGATATGATGAGCAGAATGAAGGCGAACTGTCTGACAGACAGCTCTGCCAGAAGATTCTTTATCAGAAATGCACATCCTGATCTTGAGCTGAAGTTTCAGGTACCGGTATTCTGGGAGCAGTCAGGAGTAACATGCAAGGCCCTTCTTGATATTGTACTTGTAGATCATGCGGAGAAGAAGATATACCCTGTGGATCTGAAGACAACTTCAAGCAGTGTATATTATTTTGCATCTTCATTCATCAAGTACAAGTATTATCTACAGTCCTCCATGTACACTGCAGCAGTTGAAGAGCTGTTCGCCAATGAGATCTCTGAGGGTTATACTGTTGAGAACTTCAAGTTCATTGTAGTAGGCACTACTGGACGCAATGAAGTTCTTACATATACTGTATCTGATGCAGATCTGCGGGCAGGAGATTACGGTTATACTGATCTGTATGGTAACTATCATAGAGGTTGGATAACCCTTCTTGAAGATCTGTCATGGCACTATGAGAATGATCTTTGGCAACATCCACGTAATGTGTATGCACACGATCATGACATGCCTTTAAACTGTACAGCACCATGGAAACAGCAACTGCAGTTACAATAAAGGATCCTACCTGTGTAAGTATCAGAGTCGATGATACTGCAGAGATACGGCAGGATGATAAGACCATTCATGAAGTACGTCACTCCGGTATGAGTTACGCTCCTGGCAGGATCATTCCTGTCCAGGACGGACTCTTCCGTATAGAGAGTATAGAGAAGAAGGGACCTAACCTTTATTATCTGTATTCCATGGAGACGTCTGACTCTTCCATATTCCTGACACCGATGTTATTCAATACAAGGTCTCAGGTAATGTGGGACACATACTTCATGAATGTATTCCTGTGGATGGAAGATGTGCCTACCATGAGACTTCATGTTCTTTTACGTAAAGGTTATACTGATGCATTCAATGCACTGGAGGCCATTATAAAGAACCATGATGACTTTGTGGACAGGTTGGAGGTCGATGATTTCTCGGTCATGTACGTGTTCAACGTACCTATGATATATGAGGACGACTTCCTTAAGTTTGTAAAAGGCAAATACTCTCAGATGTCAGATGCCTATAAGGTAAGGATACTTGATTTTCATTCAATGAAAAAGACCCATGAGGTCTATGGTATCCTGTACAGGACAGATAAGAGAAAGGCCAAAGTAGAAGAAAGAATAGGCGAGGATCTTCCTGATTCTGCCGAACTATATCACATAATAGATGAAGATAGGGAAACATATAAGACCAGATACAGGATCTTCAGATCTCAAGCAATGGGATAGGATCATGAAGCCTATAATGGCTGATATGTCAGATCTTGGTATGAGAGTTGCAAAGTTACGGGCAGCTACCTTGGTAATACCTTCCAAGAAAGATACCTTCCGGGCATTTGAACTTACTCAACCTGAGAACTTAAAGGTGATACTTGTAGGACAGGATCCATATCCTAAGTATGGACAGCCTACAGGTGTGGCCTTTGGAGTTGACATTGAGAGATCCAAGACAGTTCCTTTTTCACTGAAGATGATACTGGAGGAGGTTGAGAACACTACCGGTGTCCTTCAGCTTGATCCTGATCATACTCTTGAGCCATGGTGCAGGCAAGGGGTTCTCATGTTGAACACTGCCTTTACACTTGAAGCAGGACGGATAGGTTCCCATACAGAGATGTGGAGACCTTTTACTGAAAGACTGTTGACAGCCATCACAAAGGAATATCCTGATGTGCCTGTCATCTTCTTAGGATCCAAAGCTGCTGCATTTGAGAAGTGTCTGAACGGCAATCCCGTACTCAAGGCATCCCATCCTGCAGCAGAGGCCTATGGTAGAAGAGGAGGTTTTCTTAAAAGTGGTATCTTCAGTAAATGCAATATAGTATTGGAAGAACAGGGTAAAGAGCCTATAGACTGGAATCTACATGAAAGCGTATAAAGTAGTACTGACCCATAAAAAGAGGTTGGAAACAAGAATAGTGGTCGTACTGGCTACTGACACTGCAGGTCTTAAACTGCAAATTGCTATGCAATTTCCGGATTATGATTGGTTTGCACCTGCAGATGAGGTCTATGATGTTGTTTAAAACATTATATTTGTGATCTCAGTATATTTTTAATTCAATAACTAACTAAAATGAATAGAGGTGGACCCAAGTATGTGGTCAAAAGACCAACTCTTATCAATAGAGTTGCAAACTGGAGTCGTATCGGAGGACTTCCAAAGATGAATCAACCTGGATTTCCTGAATCAAATGTTCAGGGATCCCATTACGAACAGATCGTAGAGGAACTTGAAGAGCTCAGACAGGCTCTTAACAGGGATACTCAGAATATCGTAGAGATAGCTGACGCTCTTGGAGATCTTGTGTGGGTGACCTTACGTATGAGTATGGTACATGGACTTGACATCAATTATGTGATGACCAAGATCTATGAGAGTAACATGTCAAAGTTCTGCAGTTCAAAGGAAGAGGCGGAAGAGACAGTTACAGCATATCTTAACGGAGAGCATCCCAACAAACAGGGTCAAAAGATCAAATGTTATTTTCAGGAAATGGACAACGGACGTTACTATGTGATCAAGAGAGAATCAGATCATAAGGTAATGAAGTCTATCAATTACGTTGAACCTGATTTCAGCGAACTCTTAGGAGAAGAGGTAACTCAGTAATTATAATAACAGTGGCAGTTAAAGACGAGGTAACCCCTCGTCTTTTCTGTCTCTAAACAATTCAAATGGATAAAAGTAATCAGATCCTAAGTGACATAGTTGTCTTTAACAAGTACGCAAAGTACTTATCGAACGAAGAAAGAAGAGAGACGTGGGAAGAGATAGTTGATAGGTACATCATTATGATGAAGAAGAAGTACCCCAACCTTACTCTTGAAATAGAAGAGAATGCCAAGTTCATATATGATAAGAAGATACTCATGTCGATGAGAGGTGCTCAATTTGCAGGACCTGCAATTGAAAAGTCAGAATCCAGGGTATATAACTGTGCATATCTTCCTATTGATGACTACCGTGCATTCAGTGAGACGATGTTCCTGCTTCTTGGTGGTACCGGTGTAGGATATTCTGTACAGCGTGATCATGTGAATAACCTTCCAGAGATAGTAAAGCCTAAGAAAAAGCAGAAGTATCTTGTAGGAGATTCCATTGAGGGATGGGCAGATGCAGTGCGTCATCTTATGGCAGCCTACTTCGGACTACGTAAGACAAAGCCTGTGTTTGATTTCTCTGATATCAGACCTAAAGGTGCAAGACTGGTAACTGCAGGTGGTAAAGCCCCTGGGCCTGAGCCGCTTAAGAAATGTCTGTTCAATCTTGAGCTTATGCTTGAGCGTAAAGAGGATGGTGAGAAGCTGACACCTATTGAAGTGCATGACATGATCTGTCATATTGCAGATGCTGTACTTGCCGGAGGTATCAGACGGGCAGCACTTATTTCTTTATTCTCTGCAGATGATGATGAGATGATAGCATGTAAGAGCGGATCATGGTGGGAGAAGAATCCTCAACGTGGACGTGCCAATAACTCTGCTGTACTGTTACGTCATAGGATCACAAAGGAGTTCTTTGTAAACCTATGGAAGAAGATAGAGGAGTCAGGATCAGGAGAGCCAGGTACATATCTTACAAATGACAAGGACTGGGGTACCAATCCATGTTGTGAGATAGCATTGAGACCTTTCCAGTTCTGTAACCTTACAGAAATAAATGCAGGTAATGTAACAGATCAGCTTGATCTAAATGATCGTGCAAGAGCTGCTGCATTCTTTGGTACACTACAGGCAGGCTTTACAGACTTTCATTACCTTAGACCTATTTGGAAAGAGACAACTGAAAAGGATGCCCTTGTAGGTGTAGGTATGACAGGTATCTGTAACGGTGCAGTGTATCCTCTTGATCTTAAAGAGGCTGCAGGTATTGCAATAGAAAGCAATTACAGTACTGCTCAGGTAATAGGTATCAATCCTGCTGCACGTATCACTACAGTGAAGCCTTCAGGGACCACTTCATGTGTGGTAGGTACAAGTTCCGGTATACATGCATGGCATTCTAAGTATTATATCAGACGTATGCAGTGCAATAAAGATGAAGCGTTGTATCAATATCTTGCAATCAATCATCCTGAGCTTGTAGATGATATGAAGCTCATTCCTAACTCTGCGGTCATTGAGATCCCTCAGAAGGCTCCAGATACAGCTACTCTACGTGAGGATGAAACAGCTTTGCAGATGCTGGAACGTGTTCAGCGTTGGAATACAGAATGGGTAAGATCAGGTCATATCCATGGAGCAAATACGCATAATGTATCTGCCACTGTATCAGTAAAGCCTGATGAGTGGGAAGGTATCGTAGAATGGATGTGGGAGAACAGAGACACCTTCAATGGTCTGTCAGTTCTTCCTTATGATGGTGGTACTTATGTACAGGCACCGTTTGAGGAGATCACTGAAGAAGAGTTCAATAAAAGATATGCAGCTCTTTCTGAAGTTGATCTGACCAAGGTTGTTGAGATAGATGATAATACTGATCTGTCAAATGAGCTTGCGTGTAGTGGTGGTTCATGTGAAGTTGTAAATTTGTAGTATGGAAAAGATGTTGAAGGAGTGGATGAAGATACTCCGACTGGAAGATTGGAACATAACTCTGGAAAGAATAGATCCGGAGCAGATAGAGTATGATGGTGAGTCCTATTTCATTGGCATTGCCCGGGATTTTGGACAGAAAAGCGCCATCATATACCATGATGTTGATCTTGATGAAGAGAGTATCATACATGAACTCCTTCACATCTTATTTCCTGCACCTCAGGAGGATGAGACCTACGAAGAGTATGAGCGTTGGATAACAGAAGCTGCAGAAAATCTTACAAAGAATGGAAGAGGCCTATCATAACGCCTACCTGTTACTTATAGGTGAAACAACCTATGACGAACTTGCAGAGCAGGAAGAGTTTTACCTTCCTGAAAACCATGAGGATCCGCAGGTGGTGCTTGCCTATTACGAGTCCATTGAGGACTACGAGAAGTGTAAGAAGATAATAGAGCGAAACTCTTGATCAGAGTATAAACAGCCGTAAATTCCATGGATCAGCCCGGTGATAATGGTGGTAACATATACCCACCCGCTCTTAACTTAAAACAATAAATATGGGGAAAATAAGAATCGATGTAGAGGTGCTTGAGCTTGTATGCGATTGCGCTAAAGACCTTCCAAAGCTTCCGAGAAAGAAGAAGAAGCAGTGCAAGAAGGAGGTATCAATAAAGCTTAACGAACTATTGAAATGGTATATTGAAAATGAGCAAAGCAACGAACATAAAGAACGGTAACGTCAATATCAAATGTGAGTACTGCGGAGGTTGCGGCTATCACAAACTGAGCTGCCCAACGCAGAAGATGACGGTGTTCATTCCAACACTTGAAGGAGACGAAGCTGAAGAGTTTATCCGTAAGGTAGAATCAGCAGAACGAGCAACTGTTGACTGGAGCAGACAGATGAAACAGATGGAACGTATCTTAGAGAAATCGCGAATCGCGAATCGCAAATTAAAGTACACAAAAAGTGAAGCACCTAAAG